CGCGGCATTTTCCTTATCTGCGTTCATTAACTCGAAGGTCTCGTTGTACAGCCCGCGGAAAGCATCAGTTCCCGTACCTGCTCCAGCAAATCGTTCTTTGATCTCATCAAACGTCATAGTGCCTCCAGTACCTCAATTTCAATCATTTCTACATACCTGTTTACAACGTTTTCTGAAATAGATTCAGAGCACATGTCTTAGCAGATATCCTTTAACAGTTTTCTCAATAGATCGGCCCCCTCTCGTCCCTTATGGGCTTTTCTCCATAATCTGATCATCAGATCTTCATGTTTTTTTACCGCTTCTGGCGCATAGGTTACAGTACCTATGCCATTGTAAACATTTGGCATTTCCCCCAATCTGAAGGGACTTGTTACCATCACGCTGTGCGAGGGGCCTGACAATACCTGAAACGATGAAGACGGCATGGCCTCATCAATGATGCCAATCTGGATATCCAGTGGCTCACTTTCCATCAGATCGGCCAGCTTTATCACTTCATGGCGTGCCGCTTTTACCCGTTGTGAATAGATATCTTCTGGTAAATCAAGTCGCCCTACCATACCTGTGTGAATAAATCGCTCCAGTTCACGTAACCCAACTAAGCTGATGATGTGGGGTTTACGTTGCTCAAAGTAAGTACGGCGTTCAATCAGAATACTAATGATCGCATCAATATTCTTTTCGTCAGCCTCACCATGACTTATAGCGCGCGATTTTTTTTGATACCGATTCAAAAAAAAATTGATACCGACAAAGAGAGCCAATAAAAAAACATTTGATACGGGCGCGGCATAAAATATTTACCTCCGCCCCTTATAAAACTTCCTCAGCGCCTGCAAATTGCGGTAATCCCCTCAGATGTGTTTCGGCCTGAGTAAAAATATCACCTTCTGAAGGGTTATACATAAAAGAAAACACAAGCAAATCAGGGAGATAATTATCATTAATCCTCTGCCTGACTTGACAATCGCATAAATACGAAGATGAGCATACCACACGCTCAATTTCAAAATCAGCTATGTAATCAACAAGTTGCTGGCCAAGCACAATCCCTCCGTTCGATGAGGTTAAGGGAATGCTCTCGCTTACTTTAACTTTCAATGCCATATCAATTCCTCTTTAGTTGAAAGCAATCGCACCGATCGCATCGATGATGATGGAGTCAGTTGAGATCATAGGGTCTAAAAAAAATTTAAATTTAAGGCTTGTATAACCTTTATTAAGGTATGTCATTGAGTTGGAAGGCTTAAGAGTACCCGTACCGTTAGTAAAATTGTAAACAGAACCTATCTGATCTTCGATGCTACCATCGTTATTAGAAAGATAGACCGTCAGTGCACAAGGGGCAGAAATCTGACATCGTGAAAAAATCACAAGCCATGAAAGGAAACGATAATCCCCGTCACCCTTTATCGGAGCAACAATAGTTAAGGATTTTGACGATACTGAAACTGAAGTCGTCGAGATATTTATATGGTTATTATCTGCGCCAGCGCGGGACAACGTTAGCGCCCCGGAAAATGAGCGTTGAAGGAAGAAAGGGGCTGCAGCTTTGATTAGGCCCTGTGAGAACATCGGTGTTCGGCCTTCCTCACCACTTGCAATCCAGTTGCGAGTTGCAACTATTCCAGTCGGGTCAGTAATTCTTAAATTTCTGGTAGCAATCTGGCCAGCAACTTCATTTTCTGCCCAGGTAAATCGACAATCCTCGACAACGCAATTTTGTTTACGAGATGAAAGGAAGAGGTCAACAACAGCTCCATTAACACCAAAGTGCACAAATGTCACATCATAAAACTTTGATTTTCCTATACTTAATGCATCTGAGTTAATAATCACAGGTTTAGTTCTACCGGTTGCTTCAATATGCCCCCCTCGAACAACAAGATGACCGCCGCGATTGATGAATTCACCACCAGTATTGTAATCAAGGGAGCAGTTATCAAGCAGAAGCCCCCCGGTCCATGCATAGATATCGAAGGGAAGAACACCATTCTGGAAAACACATTCTCTGAACGTAATTCGCTCAGAATTATTAATTGCAGAATTAAGCACCACTGCACGACCATACCCATCAAAACCGCATTCCCAGAAGCAAATACCCCAGCCATTATCACCGTTGGTGTAAACATCCTTAAAGCCACGAAAGCGCACTTTGAAAACCCCAATCTGAGAGACCAGCTCAGCTTTTCCAGGGAGGCCATTCAACGTTGAATAATGTTTGATACAATTGACATTTTTTGAGTATTGCTGTCCGTCATATTCATAAAGATAAATATGACAAAGTGGGAAGATAGTTGTGTTTACATAAGGGATATCGCCTTCGCCACCCGTAGCAGTCAGATCTCGCGTAAGATGTATTGCGTAATTATCTACATAACTACCAGATGCACTAACCCGCCATTCAGTTGCCCCAGCATCAGCCTTAAGAAAGCATACAGCCGGATCCAGAAATATGCTCTTTGAGGTCATTACCTTCGGCGGTAGCAAAATTGCATATCGCTTTCCTGAACCCGATGCCACCAGCCTCTTAGCCTCATTAATGGCTGAATTAATTGCGTCTGATGAATCTGTGGCAATGGATGAAACAGCACCAAACCATACAGATGACAGCATTATACTGTTATCAGAAAGTCGGCGCTTCCACCTCGCTCCAGCTATGGTGACAATGATGGTGCCGCCATTATCCTGAGATGTCGTGTCATTCTGATCGTAGTAAAATTCCCCCCCTCCGATCTGTGTACCCAGATGCCAGCCAATGACAGGAAGTATCTGCCCAGGTTTTGTTGGCTCGATAGTCCTCAATGTACTTATGTCAGGGCATCGACTGACCCACTTGAAACCATCAGGAGAACCAAGATTATCCCTGAGCACAGCATCACCGAGCACAGGAATTGCTTTACTTAGCTGGTCAAACGCATGCTTTTCAGGTTGGAGACCGGCAGCAGCCAACAGATTCAGCATCTCGGCCTGCATAATATTAAACCAGTCCGCACCGGGCCAGCTTATACCGCCTTGCTCCTGACTCTCTCCGAACCAACGTGTAGAAATTGTCTGTGTTTCTTTAGGCTCCGGCATCTCCGGGACGCCGCTGGTGTTGTCGAGATGGTACATAGCAGCTCCTTACGGCTTCTCAGGCCAGACAATAACGGTTGCAGTGGTATTCACGCGGCTCAGTGCGAGGCGATACGCCTCCCAGCGTGCCAGCTGCGCGGTTTCATCGTCAGTCGCCTGTCCGCTGCTGACGGCATAGCTGAGCAGCGAAATCTGCTCTGATGCCTCAGACAGCAGCTTTACTTTCTGACGATCAGCCTGGGCGGTGATATAAGCCCGTTCAGCGTCTTCGTTTTTGACCCAGGCTGAACCATCCCATTCATCAAACTGACCCGGCATTTTGAGTGTGAAGCCGTCAGGAACGGGGCCAATATCTGTAATGGTCAGCGGCTCGCGGGTCGTGGTGCTCCAGATAACCTGACCGCGCAGGTCCTTGACATAAACCCACTCAGTACCATTCCAGCGGGTGACGAACGTCGTTTTATCCTCTGGAGGGGCTACGAACGTGCAGCCCTCCGGTAGAGTAAACCATGCGGCAGAGACGGTATGTTTCGTGCCGTCACTCTCGTAGTAAATCTGACCGGTCCTGTCTTCAATCTGCGTCCACTGACCATCAGCGAACAGCAGAACATAACCGGCATCCGCGACCGGTGGCTCAGCGGTGATGGCCCATTCAGGCAGAGATTCACTCAGAGATGACACAACAAAACCGGTGCCGTGAATATTCCAGTAACGTGTTCCGCGAATATCTTTCACGTATTCCCAGACGTTATTTTTAAATATACCGGTTTGGCCTTTATCCGGCTCGCAGGGAATATGTGTGGTATTAACGGGTAAACCGGTGCCTGCCGGGATCGTCATAAAGACGGAGCCAATATAAACACCATCGGCATCGTACTGATAAAGCCAGATGGCCTGCGGGCTTTGAGAGAATTCAAATGACATTACGCTAACCTCACAATGGCGTTAAAGGCGATATTTTTGACGGTGTTTTCGGCATTACCAGTGCTGTTGATCGTCACTGCATGAGCATGAGGACCGATATAAACAGTATGTCCGTGAATACCAATGTTGACGGTGTGGCTGTGGGCCGGGGCTTTACTGGTCTTGTTACGCGTGCGATGCGAGTCATTATCTGACCCGACGACATAGTCCGGGTCCCATACAGCCCCCGGCGCTAACATGCCACCATCATGGTCATGCTCGTTATCCGAACTGGTGGGCTTTGTGCCGTGATCAAAGTTACTGGCAGATACGGTCCCGAGGTCGGTGGAGGCCACGCTCCCTGTATGCGCATGAGCTTGCACACCGTCAGCTTCATATGACAGCAGCGCCCGCCCGGAGGCGGGTAAAAACTTGATGGTCTGGCCGCGCATGTCAGGCAGAACGCCGGAGGGATAAGCGACAGCAAGACGCGGATAGGCGTTTTTATCGAAGCTCTGACCCAGCATCAACATAAAACCGGTCGGCGCTGTTGCACCCGGCCACGCCAGAGGAATACCCGGCGGCAGCATATAGTCCGAGGAGAAAATACGGATGGCCTGAGCAAACTGATCCAGCTGCGTTTTATTAGGCGTGATATTGGCCAGAGCCAGCACGTTCAGCATTTCCGCCTGAATGGCATTAAACCAGTCCGCGCCCGGATAACTCGGCTGAATACCGTCACCGCCTTCGGTAAACCAGCGGCGCTCGGTAAATAATACCGGCTTAATGGCGGGCATATCAGGAACGGAAGAGGCATTATCCAGGTGATACATAATTAAACCTCGTAAAGAAAATCATAATCGTGGCCAGCGAGTCGGTAACGACGTAAAAAGCATTCAAGTATCTGCGCCTGCAGGCTGATTAACGGCGTCAGAACGTTGCTGATACTGCGAAAGCGGATCATCGGCATATCCGTGACCGTCACCTGCAGCAGGTAGCGGTATTTATGCGAATAAATCGGATACATGATGTCGCGCATGACGTGATGCGGCAGAATTTCGGTCACCTGGATGGTGAAGCCCAGCGCATCCTTCACGGCCTGCTCAATCTGCCAGGTGGCCAGCCCGCCCTTGCGGTGATACTTCTCCACCACAGCATCACGACGGCGGTCAAAGCCGTCCGGGATGGCGTTACAGTCCGGCAGACCGAGATAGTCCTCCCAGTCGGCCAGCAGCAGGTCGGTCGTCTCCGGGCGCATCTCGGTGACCAGCAAATCCGCGTTCGCCTCCGCCAGCTGCAGGCGGGAACTGAATCCCCGGAGCAGTGACGTCAGCGCCGCCGTCTGGTCGCGTGGCCACGCTTTACCGCGTGGCATCAGTTGCTGCAGGACGTCCTGCCAGTCCTCTACACGATGCGCCATGTGATTGCCCCCAGCGTCAGCAGCTCATAGTTCTCGCTGGCCTGATTGGCGGTGAGGTCCAGCCCGTAGTCGGCGACGCCCGTCGATGAGCCGATGGCCGTGCGGATGGCAGATAGCAGCAGCGTGTCGCCCGGCGAGACCGAACGAAACAGTGCCTGCAGGCTCAGGGTGACCGCAGAACGAATGGCGGCAGTGTCGGGGATGACGCGAATGGTCAGCGGCACCGGCTTGAGCGTCAGCGGGATGGGCCAGACCTCGATACCGCCGGGCTTGCCGACGTATGTCCCGGTAGCCGGGTCCTGATGGCGGAACAGGTATTGCTGCATGGCTTCGCGGTCGGTGCCGGTTGGGATAATGTCAGTGCGCTGGTCGTAGACCCACGCAAGGCCCACCGTACCCAGCCCGTGCCAGCAGTCAAAGGCCCATGCCCGGCTGATACCCGGCAGTTCGGTGGCCCAGATAACGTAATCATGCAGCGCGCCGCCGGTTGGCGGGTTACGCTTGCGGTACAGCAGGCGCGTCAGCAGTTCGGCCACGGACTCGACGTCCGCGCCGCCGGAAATCCCGGCATCCGCCACCACGCCGTCGCTGTTCACCCCGGCCACGGGGGAAATGAGGGTCAAAACTTCTCCCGCTGTCAGGTTACCGCTGAGGCCCGTTTCGTCAGCCTGCACGGTGACGGTGATTTTGCCCGCTGACGGGTCACTGGTGGCGGTGACGTGGAAGCGTACGCCGTCCTGCGTCTGCATCTCCGTATCAAGCACCAGCGGCTTTGTGCCGGTGAAGGTGACCGGGCCGCTGGCATAGGATGCGGCCTTACGTATCACGCCCTCATAGCGGGCGGTATCAATAATGGTTTCGTCGGCGGACTGCTCTGACGGGATAATCTGGTTTTTAATCCACGTCTGATAATCGTAGACGTCTCGTAAAGCGCCGCTGAAAGCCGTATTTAACGCGCGTTCAACGCCGACAATTGGTAATTCCTGGTCGAGTTCAATCTCTAAATCCTGAATACCGGCACGAATAAGCTGGCGGAGTGTCGGGACATTAAATGTAGCCATTTTCTACCGCCTCCCAGCGTTTCTTTATTTCGACGGTTAACTCGGTTTTATCCGGGCGGGTGAGAATAACGGTTAATGCCAGCCAGTTAATACGGGGAATAGTGGCAATGACCTGCGCATTTCGCGCATAGCCGTAACGTAATAACGGCTGCATGGCCAGACGGGCGTAATTCTCCGCGCGGAGCCTGACCTCTTCGGTCAGCTTTTCACGGTCAATCAGCCAGAGCTTTGAGCCCCATTCAAAATCGCTGAAGGAATTACCGCACCAGCCGCGACGGTCATCGGTGCCGTCGGGTATTTCGTCGCTGGTATCGGCCCGAGCATCAGTAAACAGGCAGGTATACACCAAAGAAACAAGGCCCTCGTCAAACGAAAGGCCATTGTGTTCAATCTCGATGTCGCCGCCAGCGGGCAGGTGCCAGTTTATTCTGATGGTCATAAGGGTTTAGTCGTGTTTTCACCGTCACCATCCTTATGAATATGGTCGAGGAAACTTTTTCCCTGAACCTGGATATCTTCACTGAAAGAAGTGGGGCCGGTGATATTTATCTGTTTACCGATAATGTCACAGCTCTCTTCGGCAACCACATTTACCGTCTTCCCTGTTATTTCAATCACGCCATTCTTTTTCAGACGAATAATATGGCCTTCCTGATGATAAAGAATAACGTCGCCTTCTTCGCCGCCACGGGGACGGCTCCCTTTATCCTCGACGGCGATGGCCACCAGACCGCCGCGACGTCCACCCACGGCGACAACTATCGCCTCAGAGCCCGCAGGTGGAACGCTGGAAAACCCGTAATTCTGGAAGCGCTCGACGTCGTCATTGGTCTCGTCGGCCAGAGACTGCACCTGCAGGTTCTGCCGACCGAGGCTGTCCGTCACAATACGAACCAGAGCCCGGTCTACCATAAGGCGCAGACGTCGGCCCAGCTCAGCAAAGGAACGCCCGAAATTCGCTTCTTTTAGTCCCACGTGACCCCCACGGATGTTTTTTTGCCTTTCTTCTTCGCCTTCTGCGAGGGCATATCCAGCGACTCAGGCGGTGCCAGTGTCAGTACGGTCAGACGACCGCTGTCACTTTCCATAAATGACACAGATTTAATCAGCCAGGTGACGTCGAGTTGCTGGATTTCATCGGTCACCGGCACCAGTCGGTTAGTATCCCATAGCGGCCCTGTAGCACCGTTTTCACGCCAGCCCGCCACAGTGATTTCGGTGGTGTTGGATTCGCCCAGCACGTAAGCCTTATGCCACTCACCACGGGCACTGGCACCGCCGACCGTCAGGCTGTCCTCGTTGACCAGAATCTTCGGACGATAGCGGGTGATCTCCGGGTCACTGACAACGGTCTGGCGTCCACCGACCATCTTCACCGGCTGGTCGTCCCACGTCGCACCGCCCGCACTGGCAGAGCCCTTGACGATGTACTGGCTGGCACGCTCACGCCAGCTGAAACGCCCCCGTGCGGCCAGAATATTGTCGCCGAGGGTGAGCCTTACTCCCGCACGCCGGGTGGAAGCGCGGGTGATGACCAGCCGCCCGTAAGCGTCCGAGGTCACCAGAACGCCGCGCTGTTTGGCCAGACGGTCGAGCAGTTCAAAGCCCGTTTCACCCTGTTCCAGGGTGATGCTGCCAAACGCCTCGCCGGTGTCGGTTTCGTTGACCACCTCGATGCCGTAGGGCTTGCAGATGGTGGCCGCAAGCTGCTCCAGCTTCAGACCTTTCCACTGGCCGGACTTATCGACCACCGAGCTGTCCACCAAATCGCCGGTCTTGTCGCGGCCCATCACGCGCAGGGAGACGTTTTCCGAGTCATAGCTGGGAATAAAGTCGTCGATGTAGCCGGTCATGACGCGGTCGCTGCCGATGGAGACCGTACAGGACTGGCCGGGCTTGATTGAGCGAGGAGCAGCAGCAGACCAGCGGGCGGTAACGGTCAGGTCGAACTCGCCCGCCACAGACTCCAGCGAGCGGTTAATGGTCATGTCCGTCCAGCCGCCCCAGACCTTGCCGTCAACGTTCAGGGTTAACTCTTCAGTCATTGCTGATGATCTCAATCGTCTGTGAAGGTGTAATAAAGGAGGGATAACGCAGCCGGTTGCGGGTTACCAGCTCGTCCCGGTTCTCCGCGTCGCCGGTCTCGCGGTAGGCCAGCAGCATCACCGGCACTGTCCGGGCCGGGGTGACGCGACGAAGCTCCGGCAGCTGGATGCTGCGGATACGCACATCATTCACCACCGCGAACCGCAATTCGCGAAGGGAGCGCCACAGCTCACGGAGCCCGCTTTCGACGGCTTCCGCTGCGGTCTCGCCGAGACGCTCCGCCAGCTGGTCGCCGGTGTTCTGCGCATCCTGACCAGTTTCGAAGGTCGCGGTGGCCACCGCTTCAGCCTGGGCGACCAGCGTGGAGATAATTACCAGGCGGCGGAAGTCTTCGATATTGGTCTCCATCGCCGCCGTGGTCTCCGGCGTCGATGCTGGCGTGACGCTGCTGGCAAAGCCGGTATCGGTGTTCACGCTGATGTTATCGACAAGGGATTTGGTTGCAGACTGCGCCGCCCGGTCGCCTTCCCATTTGTCGCGCAGCTGGTCATAGACCCGCAGGGCGAACGGCGGCTCAGAGACCAGGTCCTTCATATCGCTGATGAGGCCGGTGATATCGCGGATCATTTCACCCGGAGCGGCGGCCACAATACCGGCGAGGTCCTTAAACCGGTTGAGGCGGTCCATCCACTCACTGAGCGCATCCGGCAGGGTCGGCATGCTGGTGACAAAGCCCTCCATGTCCTCAAGAAGCGTGTCCACCATGCTGCCGACGCCATCGAGCGCCGCAAAATAATCCCCGCTGGCCAGCGCTTCCTTGACCTTATCCGCCGCGCTGAGCGTGGTGGCGCTGGTGTCTTCGGTGCCGGACGGGAACAACTGCTCGCCAGCCTCGTACACCTCAAAGGAAATGTAGACAATGCCGCCTTCTTCGGTGGAGAGACGATGCGTAACGCGGCCCACCTGAACCTTCTGAACGCCGAACCACGGATGCACCAGTTCGCCGGGACCGGCGGTATTGAGCGCCGCCAGCAGGCGGTTCATCTGGTCGATGTAGTCACTGCCGAGCAGGATTGCGTTAATCTGCTGCTGAGTCAGCACCGCGCCGTGGTCTTCCGTCCAGCCCACCTCTTTTTTGGGGTAAGCGTGGGGGATAGCACGGCGACCGCCAGCGCCCTCGACGTCGCGGAAAAAGAACGGGACGCCCCGGAACGAGGCATCACGCAGGTCTTCCCATTTAGTGGCCATTACTGCTGCTCCATATTACGAACACCGCTGGATGCACTCATGGTGACTCCGGGGGCATTGACCTTAACGCTGGTCACCTGAACCCGATCATCTTTAACGGAAACCTCGATACTGCCTTTCAGCTCAGGTTGCTGCAGGAACGGGTAGCCAGGCTGGTTTTGTGGCTGCATAGACGCCCACGGCGACGGGTCCTGATAGCCAGCAGGTGGCTGGAGAAAATCCATAACGCGAGACCAGACAGACGGTTCTTTGGCCCGGTCCTGAGCCCATTTGACCATGCTGGCTTTGTCATCATCGGTAAGGTTTGGTTTTTCATCAAGAAATGGGATAGTTGCAGCCATCGGGCCGATCATCCAGGCTGAACCCAAAGCCGAATAAGCGCGACCAGGAACTCCACGCCCCGGAGGTTTTCCACCACCTGGACCACCGATATCAGGACCGCCTCCCATGCCTCCCGTGCCCATATTGACCACGTAGACCGGCATCACGCCTGAGCCAAACACGTCTGATACTCCTTTGGGGATGCCTTTACCCTTGCCGACACCGAAGAGATCGAGAGCGCCTTTACCTATCTGAAAGGCTTTACGAGCAGCGATAACGCCAGCGACCGCGATGGCGATTTGCTTTCCGGTTTCCAGCCAGTTCTGGACGGTCTTCTGGTCGACCGAGTTGATCGCATCAGCCAGCTCCTGAACGGGGTGCGCAAGGTTACTGTTCGCAAATTTCTTCCATGTGACGTTCAGGCTGGTCATGGCGGAAGTGAAGTCCTGAGCTGCATATTTAGCATCCGCCATAATGCCTGAACCGTCTGCAACTACAGCGTTGTAACGGGCAAAGTTTTCTGCACCTTTACCTGTGGTAACACTTGAAATAATCAACCGGCTGTAATCGGTAAGTCCTGCTTTTGCCAGACGTTCGTCCTGACGTTTAGGCCCATCTTTACCTGAGAGTTGCGCGATATTTTTAACAATCTCATTAATAGCCAGCATTCCTCCGCTTTTATCACGCAGCTTTACACCGCTGGCTTCCAGAATTTTGGCGATTTTGGGATTACGTAGATCGTTAAGTAAGTTAAAAGATGCTGTAGCCGCCAGATCTCTGTCACCCACCGCATCCATTGCTGATTCCATTACCGCACCCATTTCCTTGAGCGCTTCCGGCCCGGTTCTTCCAGTCCCTGCGTAGGCCGAGAAAATTTTAGTGCCACTTTGCGCAAAATCCTTTAACTCAAAGCCACCCTCTTTACCCAGTTGATTTAGAAAATCCATTGCCAGAAGATTTTCCTGGTCAGATTTAGTTTTGAATTTCTGAAAAGTTGCAAACAATCCACCGATAGAATCGCCATCGGAGCCGGATGCCGCTATTGACGCTGCCATCATCTCCTTATTTTTGACACCAAAATCCAGGTCGCCAGTCATTTTGTTTACGTTTGCCAAAGCCTTCATCACTTCAGCATCGTCCACACGGAATTTAATCGCCGCATCTTGGGTGTCAGAAAAAATCTGTCGCATCTCCTCACGTGTTTTCCCAGCTGCAATCCCGAGTTCAGTCAACGCTCTGTCAGTTGTTGCGAACTCCCGCAATATTGCACCACCGGCAAACCCTGCAATCATAGTGGTATAGCGATTCCCTAGCGCATCAAGGCCACGACCTGCAGCAGCAGATGTCGCTTTAACAACCGACATCGCCCGCTGATTGGTGCGGGCGAACTCGGACATGTTGGCACCATACTGGCGGGCTTTGGCGGTCAGGTTGCCTGCCAGATTGATGAGTATTTCAGTGGTGAGGCGGTTTGCCATGTTGCTTCCTCAGCTGCTCTGTCAGGCGCAGCAGTTGCCGGAGAGGCAACTGCTGCAGGTAGGACATATCAAAACGTTGGGAAAGATTGACGATAAGGTTACTCAGCGCCGTCGCCAGCGGCACCAGGTCGCCCCCGTGACGCGGTCTCCGAAAGCAGGTCATCGAGGACAGCAGCTTTACTGCTGAGTAACTCCAGGTCCTCCGGGTGAAAGGCGTAGATTTGCTTCAGGGACAATGGCCCCGGAATCTCGCCCACAAAGGCAATCTGGCGCCGCAGCATACCCAGCCCCATCAGGACCTCAGAGCAATAAGCCACCGCCTTGCCGTTCTCGCCGATGACCACACGCTCAGCTTCCAGTTGGGCGTCGATAACGTCTTCTGAGGTCAGTTCACGGAAGGTGACTTCTTTGTAGCGGATCTCATCGTCAGTGCCTTTACCGGCGATGTAACCGTGCTTTAAAGTGATTTTCATCTCAGCCATGATTTACACCTTCACCAGTTTTTCGCCGATGAAGTTGGCGCTGATAGTGCCGCCGTCCTCCTCCAGCGTGGCCGGTTCAGCAGTCGCCGCGCCGGTCATCATGTAGGTCAGGCCGTTATCGCCCTCGAACATGACGGTTACCCCCTCCCAGCCACTGATTTCGATAACATCCATGTCCTGCGCTGCAGCGATGGTCATCTGGATCGAGGGACCCGCCATCTTGCCTGAGTTGCCCCAGACCTTGCCGCCGCCCATATGTTGGGTGCGCGTTTTACCGCCCGGATTGAGGGTGGATTTCCCCTCGGTTTTGATTTCGCGGCCATTAATACGGATGGCCGCCTGACCCAGAATGCTCATAAAGGCTCCTTAAAGTTTGAACTGGATGAGACCGGCCAGCACGCGCAGCTGATTGACCAGGTTCGGGTGGCAGATGAAGTTCAGACGGTCTTTGTCAGCACCGTCGAGATAGACCTCCAGCGTGTCTTTATAGTCGTCGAAGTCCTCAACCAGACCCACCGGGATCAGCTCAGTCAGCGCGATATCCAGCAGCTCGGCGCGGGCAATCTTCGGCGTCATCACCGGCTGACCCGGATCGAGCAGGTCAAGCACATCATCCCCGGCCAGCTTGTGACGCGGATATCGGTTACTGAAGCGGTTTTTGATGACGTAGCGAATACGCCCCAGCGTGGCCGGTGACTGCACGTTAAGGTACGACGTATCGGCGTCACCGTACTGATTGACACGGTACATCGTGATTTCACGCTCGATGCAAACATTCCCGCCCGCGTCGACGTTATGGGTGGCGATGCCGTCATGCAGCAGCAGGTTGCGTTCAGGCATATCCCAGCGCACATCCTTCGCCGGAGGGAGGATACCTGGCAGCACCAGCGTCTGCAGTGGTCGGGCCGGATCGTTCGCAAGATAGTACGCCGCGATGCCGCCGTAGGATGCCGCCCACAGCCAGTGCGGTTGCGGTGCGATGTTGGTCCCGAGACAGGAGATGAGCCAGTCGTTGCGGGTTTCGCCAAAGGTTCCCGACTCGGCATGAGTCCCCCGGAACGCCGTCCAGAGCTGCGCCTCTATCATCTGGAGCGGTCCCCAGCGCTCCAGCAACTCATCCCGGATGGCGTTCAGGCTCTGCGTGTCGTTATACGGGAACACGATATCGGTGTACCAGTCATCGCCCAGTGCCGCGACAACCGCCGCAATATCCGGGGTGCCGGTGCCGCCGGTGAAAGCGGTCATGGCCACGGCAACACCTGCCGGTGTCTGCTCGCCAGTGTAGTAGTTGAGACGGACGTCCATCGCATTGCCGGTCACGCCTTTCCAGTTGGTGGTCAGAGTGACAATGGTGGTCGAATCCGCTTTCAGCGCAGCAGTGACCTGCGTGTCCGGAAGTTTATTCACGGCGATGATAATGGCTGTCGCGATAGTGTCGGCGGTATCGTCAGCGCTGACGCCGACCTGCACCGAGACTCCGTTCACCAACAGGGCCAGCGTACCCGCAACAGTGGCCGGGCCGGTGATGGTCAGCTCAGATTTTGCCGCAGCACCGGCAGCAATATCAGCCAGTCCCATCGCCCACACTTCGGTATAGCTGTTAGCCTTACGCAGGGTTTTAAGCATCCCGGCCAGCATGGAGCCTTTGCCGTAGAGCTGGTCAGCGGTGCCGTCGCTGGTGATGCGGTTTGACGTCAGAGCCGTTGCTGTACCGGTCACGCTTTGCTGGCCGATCGCAATAATTTTGCGGGACTGCGCCGGGGCGCTGTCGAGTGCCTGGGAGTTATCGATATCGATAATAACCAGCGGGACACGAAAATCATCAGGGATATTGCCTAGTGACATATCACTTCTCCTTAACTGCACGGGTCTGAGGGGAGGCAGCCGGAATATCAGCAATGATCACATCGCCTTCGGCTGCACGACGGTGCCACCATGCACTCATGGGGAGCGCTTCCCCTTCGGGGTTCAGGTGCTCGCCGCCGGGCTTGCGCACCTTCAGGCCCTCGCGGGCGGGCTTAATCTGTTTTTTCATCGTTACGGCTCTCTTACGTTAATAACGCCTTTAATGGGGTCGGTGCCGTCGCTGACCTGCAGCGTGGCCCCCAGTCGCAGGAAGTCCGGGAGGGTGGCAAGGTCGATCTCATCATCCAGGCGGAACTCCTGTTCCCACGTCACGGCCCACATGGTCAGACCCAGATCGTTCAGCCCGCCGGAATAGATATTGTCGGCGCTGACAGAGGTGGCCAGACGCTCGGCCTTCATACCGTTAGGGGCTCCGCGCTGGACAATTCGGCGCACCAGCTTTCCGACCAGCACCTCGCAGCGGGTATCGCGCGTATAGCCCCATGCATCGGTGGCCATGACGTACGCCGCCCAGGTGATATCGCCAACAGTGCCGCCAGCCTGAGCGCGGATATTGCGCACGCGGAGTGCGGCCAGACGGATGCAACCATCACGATCCGTCAGGTAGGTTTTGACCTCAGCCGGGGTGCTGAACTGGCCGATATGGCGCTCAATGACGCTGACACGGTCAGGCTTGTTTTGCTGAGGTTCGTTCAGCAGCTCCGGCTTCAGCCACGCCACAATGTTCTCAGCGGCGGAGACCGTGGAGCCGGTGGTCAGCAGGGACGGACGTTCATTGCTCACGGTAATACCTCTTTCCAGAAGTCGCCGATGACGTGCATCAGCTCATCACTGTTTGCGGTGGACAGCCCGAGGTACTCGCGCTGCGGAATATTCATCTCGCGGGTATGAGAGCCCACGGTCTGCCAGACCGGATGCTTCAGCGCCCGGCCAAACGCCTGATGAATGAGACGCTTATGAGCGCTGACCGGGACGCTGCCTGCAAAGCCGTCCTGATGAACACCGCTGTAGCTGAGCGGCGAACCGACGCGGACCCGGCCACGCTCGACGATGTACTGGATGCTGTCGAGCAGATCGCCATTGCCCTGCAGCAGGCTCTGATTCCCGCTGCGGGTCTTGCGGTAACCCTCGGCCCACTCCTCCCAGCGCTCGCCAGCCGGTGAGGTTTTCTCGTCACTGATGCGGCGGCGGGTCTGCGATTCCACGACAGCACCGATACTCTCCAGCAGCTCCTGCTGCAGCGAACTGTCGGAAAGTTTCTCGATGGCCAGCCGCATCTGCTGCAGCTTCTCAGCACCGATAACCTCAACCGATATCCCCATCACAGCACCCCTTTGAGGTTGTTACGGGTGAACAGACGTTTGTTATCGGAGACAACAATCATCCTGCCGTTATCGGTCTCCGGGGCCGGTGTGTCGGTCGGCAGGCCGAGGTCGCGTGTGCCGTTCGCCATCTCCTTCAGGGTCTGGACGGCACTGTCGTAGCGCTTCTGAATCAGGTCGGTGATCTGATTGTCACGCTCGGACAGCCAGTAAATGGCGATGGATACGGCTACCCGATGCAGTGGGCGCGGAACGGTGGTGATGTTCAGCGGCAACTGATAGCGCTTCGACAGAAACGAGTTGATCTCCGCGTCGGCATCCTCGATGGCCGTGGCTATCTTCGTTTCGTCGAGCTGGTTCGTTGCCTTGTCGATGGCCATAGTCCAGACCAGCGACCCGTCCGCAGCCAGCAGGTCATCACGGGTAACGTAAATACCCATCAGCCTTTCTCCGCTACCGTCTGCAGGACCGTCACCACCAGATGAGGCTCAGCTTTCAGGCGCTCTGCGGTTTCGTGACTGATGAAGCACTCCACCACCACATCACCCTCCAGCGCACTGGCCTCGTTATCGCCATCGGGATCGTCGCTGACAAACACATGCACCGGCTGGCGTGGCCAGAAGCGGCCGCAGCGCCAGAACCCATGCTCTGATTTAGCGCGTACCTCCAGCACCACCACATCATCGGTTGCAGGGGACACGGTGATAAGGTTCTCACTTCCGCCACCGGCGGCCAGACCTTCAGGCGTCAGTGATGCATCGACTTCACCCAAAGTTACGCTGACGGAGGACGCACCCACCGCAATGTAATGCCCTGGCAATGTGACTGACCGTTCAGCTCCCGGCAGGTCAGATGCATCAGTCTGTGCCACTTCCGGCGCTGAAACCTTGCCAGCGCGACCTTTAGCGCTTTGCTTACCCGCTGTTTTTTCTTTCGTTCCACTCACTGTTCCATCCTCTTTAAAGGTGGGTTAAAGCGGGTTTAACGCCCGCTTTAACGGTTTTAAAACGCTGGCTGAGTTACGCAGGGGTGGTAATGAACGGGCTGTTCACAATATCCACGTCTTTGTAGTAGATGTTGGAATCACCACCATCAACCAGCATGGCATCAATGATTTTTTTGGCGGCAGCCCGGTTTTTACGACCGACAACAAGCGTGGTCGGATTGATGCCCAGCGGTTCGCCATCGTCACGAACCATGCCCAGAAGGAGTTCAACGGCTTTTTCGTAGTTTTCTGTCGTCAGCGGTGCACGCGAACCCACTGCGGTCTGCCAGAAACCAAATCCGACGTTGCAACGACCATCAACGCCATAGATGAACTCGTTATTCAAAAGCGTGTGGGGATTGTCCAGGTCATCAAGGGAGACGAATTTAAACGGACGGCGGTTCTGAAACAGGATCGGTTTCAGCACCTGAGATTCATCAATCAGAAACCACGGCTCGCCGGTGTCAGTCGCGATATCGCCCACGATGTTGCTGTAAGTACCACCCGCCATCGGGTGGTCGGTATCAAAGAAATACTGACCATCAAAGCAAAGAGAACTGAAGCCTTCAGATAACAATTTAAATGCCAGCGTATCCGGGAAAACGCCGATTTTACGACCAAACCCACTGGCAATAATGCTGAACTGGCCAAGCTGATCGTCTTCAATGGTTTCCCGTTTAACGCGGATTGAACTTTCCCAGGTCCTGTTGGTAACGGTGTAACCCTGCTGACTCAGTACTGCGAGTTGTCGCTCACCGATCCACTCCTTGATTTCCGGTAAATCGGACAGCCAGCCATAGGTATTCGAGGCGGAACTGCTCGGCACTTCGGTGGCGATGCACAGGTACTGCGGCGTAACGCCCGCAAGACCTTTAGTGAAAGCGGCGCTCAGGGATGTGGTGAGCGCGTGCAGGATTTCTGCTGACGGTTGCGGCATTCTTATTGCTCCTGTTTCGGTTTAGCGGCGAGAAACTCTTCCTGGGTAAGACCCATGCTGCGACACATCGCCAGTTCGGTTTCGGTCAGCGTGGTCTGCTGCCCCTTGTTCTCTTTACCTTTGGACGGGTCCTGATTGACCAGCGGCTGCGCAGTTTTCACGAACTCGGTAAACTGCTGACGGCCTTCTTCACTGCGGCAAAGAGCCAGATACATATCGCGGTTAGCGGGCGCGACTTTCCCGGCGGTCACTGCATCGTCAACCAGCGCGATGGCCGTCTGTTCGTCGAGCGCTTTCAGGCGGTTCTCAGCCTCCTGAGCGCGGTTCAGCGCCAGATTGTGAGTCTCCAGCGGAATAAACTTCGACAGGTCCGGGTTTTGTGCGCGGTTCAGCGCAACCGATTCGCTGTTTTTGATGGTCTGGATCGCTGATACGGCATCGTCAACCGACGCGGTCTCAGCCAGCCCCAGTGCCGTGGCAATCTGCACAGGTAAAGGCATGGTGTTCTCCGAGTTAAGAGCGGGTAAATACAGGTTGGGTTTGTTGGTCAGGCCAGCGCTGGAAAGATGCGAGACCTGACCGGTAGGGAAATGACGGAAAGCCGGGCTGTAATAGCGGTACTTCTTACCGCGAACGAGCGCCTCACCGTCAGGCGTCCACTCGATATGACCGTCAATGCTGCCGTCGGCGTTGACTCGCATGGCATCAATCCAGGCATAAGCCGGAGCTTCTTCGCCTTTAGGGCCAAGCAGCTCGGTGGAGTGTTCGGCATCAAACGGCAACGTCGGGTAACGAAAGGACGTGGCAATAATGGCCTGCGGATTGTCGTTTACCCACGTACGGCCATCCCGGCCAGTGAATGTGCCCGCAGGGATCATCGGCAACCATTCCGGCAGCGGCGTGCTGGCATCCGACAGGTCGGGAAGCTCGAAGCACAGGGCCAGAAATTCGAGTTGTGTTGCAGGCTTTGGCATGGTGCTGTCCGTCGTTAAAGGTAACTGACGGACAGTGTCGGCGATGCGGGAGAAGAAAGTGGATTAACCGCTTTCCCTGTATATAAAGGAAGAGTGCCGGGCAAGCGCAGCGGGAATACCGTTCAAACCCCGTTCAAAAACGCCGTGGCGCGTTTAAGAAATTTTCAGAGAATCATCGTACCACAAATGCCGATAAAGTCTCTGAGCGCGTTTGAGGCGGATTACCGCCGCGTTTAGTTATCACTGTCGAAGGCGCTTTGCTTCGCGGCCAACTGGCGCTCCAGTTCGGCCTGACGGCGCGTACCCGGATTGTAGTCCCAGCCCGGATCAATCCCCTCCGGCACCATATCTTCTTCACCGGTACGCTTGTTAACCCACTTCACCCGTTTGACGGGCGGCGCTTCGGTGCGGACCGGTACAGTCTGTCGGACAACGTGACCGGTAGGCTGGCCGCTGTCGTCGAGCTGCTGCACGTTGCGCGGGACGCCATTTTTCTGTAGCTGATCGTACTCGTATTTGCTGACCTGGCGAACCCCGCATTTACAGCCCCAGCCGTTGGGGCAGAAATGGGTCAGCCAGAACGGGTCATCCACCGGCAGGCAAAGGTTCGCCCATTTCAGGTGCTCGGCGCGGTGATCGCGTGACGGGCCCAGCGTATAGAGCAGATAGGGCATCGCGCGCTTAGTGCGCTGGATGCGGTCCCACTGACCGGCGCTGCGGGCAGTGCGCATGTTGGTATCGTAGATAGTGCGCAGACGACGATCGCTGCCGAGCTGTACCGGCTTCGTCTCACCTGTCAGCGGGTCATCCATCAGCTGCTGACCCCACCATCCACGCTTCACCAGCAGGGGCTTCAGCACCTCACGGAACTCGGAGAACGACTGGCCGCTGGCCATTGCGTCTTCGACCAATGCTTTGACGTCAGAGAGCAGGTCGAGCTGCGTCATCTTCGCCACGGTGAAACCGATGCTGTGCTCCTGCCGCCACACATCACGGTAATCGAAGCCCGGCGCCAGCTTTTTCGACTTCAGCCAGGCCAGCGCCTCTTTGGGGATAATATCGGGGGCCTTAGCCATCGTTCGCATCTCCCAGCGTCCGCGCCTTAAAGCTCAGCATCGCCAACTGCTCGACGAATGCGGCAGGCTCCAGCGTCTTCTGCAGGTCCGGCAGACGCGCCAGAAACTCCTCAAAGCTCCCGACGTCTTTCGCCAGCTGCAGCACCGGACTGGTGAACGCATCGCCGGTTTGCTCCCAGTCCGCCAGCGCCTCGCTGGCCATCACGTCAATCTCATCGTCCTGCGAACGGTTAAGCGCCAGTTGCGCACGGTTGAGTGCCGGTGCCGGGCTGAAGGCGGAGAAACTGTTAGAGGGTGAGAGCACCGCCGCGCCGTTCTCCGGTTCAGCCAGACCGAACCTGTCCCGGACCTCCGATTCCTGCACCCGCAGACCACGATCAACCAGGGGGATAAGCGCATCGACAAAGGCTTTGAGGTCCTCCGGCTCGCTGATGGCCAGCTTCACACGCGGGTACTTTTCCTGCGGCCCATAGTTGAACTGGATAAATGGGCGTACCAGAAACTCATTGAGGGTGTTCTCCAGCTGGCGGGCATCCCAGCGGGCGATATCCATGCGCACCCGGTCATGCACGTCGGCCTGAGATCGCGAGCTACCGTCATCGGTGGTCATGGTCTGACCAAGCACCGCCTTGCTGGTCTGGGCGTCGCACCACTCGGCCATCTCTTTGAAGAGTGCGCCACCGCCATCGCGGCTGGCGGTTTCCTGCATCTCCAGCTGCATACTTTGGGGGATGGCGCACCCGGCATCAGAGGCGATGGAGGCGATAGCATCGATGAGGGTCTTAATCTGCTCAGGGCTGGCGTTATTCCCGTATTTTCCGACGACGATGGGAATACCAAATTTCTCAGCAAAAGCCCACCAGTCACGCACGGTAAACGACTTGAGCATATACATCACCGCCACCAGACGGGCCAGACCGTTACGCAGGGGCAGACCGGACTTGAGGCGGGGATAATGGATAACATACTTACCCGGCGTCAGCGGGATACCATCGACCGGCTGTTCATCGGTCAGCAGACGAAACTGGCGCTGGGTCTCGCGGTCAGGTTTGAGGAAACGCGGGTCAACCCATTCATAGTCGCGGGGTTTCCAGCCGTCATGGGTATCCCAGAGGATTTCGCAGACGCCCACGCCTTTGCCGAGCCCGTCAAGCAGATCAAACAGCAGTTCAGGTATCTGCGGCTGTTCAATCAGATCGCGTACGGCATCAGCCAGCATCACATCATGCTCATCGTCACTCGCCGCTTCCACTGCCGGAGGGATACCGGCGACGGTCAGCTTACGGGTACGTAGCACGCTGGCATAGTGCAGGTCACGTTCTTCCATCTCTTCGGCGAGGATGAAGTAATCAGTGGCATTGCCTTCGGTCACATTACGTAACACCCCGGCCAGTCTGGCCGGGGATAAGGTACTCGCCACGCTGATGCCCGGAGAGGGTCGCCTGACACTGACGCTCCCGGCCCGCGCTTCCGCCTGTTTCATATCCGATTCACTGACGGTGACCGGCTCACCCGTTGAGGGACTCAACAGGCTGCGGATGGCACCGGTAAGTTTTTTTAACATCAGAGCAGTCCTCGCTGATTTTTAAGACCACGGGTAATGCGCAACTGACGACGACTGTCGCTGTTACGCTGCTGTTGGGGTTTGTTAAGCCGGTGAAGTTCGTAACGCTGGCAGTCTTCTTTGCTGGCGAGAAAGGCGAGGAAGATCGCATACGCGCTGTCGCCGTGACGCTTGTGGCCATCGCTGCCGGTGTTCTCCCGGTCATCAATTCCCGGTACCCCGCGCTGGACGACAATCTGCCCGAGGTCACTGATAACGTCCTCATGCTTCGGCAGTACCAGCTCATCGTCTTCGAACGCGGCCTTGAAGCGCGGCATGTTCTCGCGGTAGTGGGCGACGGAGGGCATCACCACCTCCACCTCAGCGCCGTACTTCTCCGCCGCCTGTTCGGCCAGATAGTTACCGTTCCCCCGGCCATCGAGCTTGATACCGTCGCGGCGGGGCAACCGATCGCAGATAAAGAACAGCGCCTGCTCCTGCTGCTTGTAGGGCACATTGGCCAGCTCGACCAGGAACGGCACGGTGCGGGTGGTGTCATCGTTGACGGTCATCGGCGCAAAAACGGTCAGGTGGCCCGACCGCGCAAAGTCCTCGCCGAGGCAGTGGCGAAGGTTTTGCGGCAGCGTGTTCAGCACGGGCAGCACCTCCTGATCCAGCCATTCCTGCATATCCAGCGCCCGGATGATTTCCGGCATGGCATTGAATTCTGCCGTGCCGGTAAAGCGCAGAACGGGACCGGCTCCCCTCGCTGCACGTTCACGGATGGAGCGGGCCAGATAGGTGCCGCCGCCGTTCTTCGGCTCGCAGTAGTATTCCTCGCGGGCGTCTTCTTCGGTGGCGGTATCGCTCAGCAGGTTCGCCAGCCACTCCGTCTCGGCATCCGGTGACCACGGCTTTTTCGTCACCTGACAGATACGGCGATACAGCCCCTCGCTGATGGCCAGTTCGATATCAATACGGTGAACGGAGTACCGTTTCTTGCCCGCACGGCTGTCAGTGATGATGGTATTGAACAGGTTTTCAATGCCGTTATGGGTGGAGATCAAACGGACCTTAGAGCCCCACATGGTCAGCGCCAGCGCCGCTTTCAGCACGGCAGCGAGGTCTTTCTGGAATGCCGCTTCGTCGATGATGACGTTACCCTGCATACCGCGCAGGTTTGAGGGGTTGGACGACAGCGCCTTGATTTTGAAGCCGCTGGCAAAGTTGATGACGTAAACCAGTATGCCCTTGTCGTCATCCTCCAGCGCTTCCTCGCCAATCGCGGAGGCCGCGAGATTATATGCCTTCGCCCACATGGCGCAGGCGTCGATAAACTCACGCGCCATATCTTTGGTGGTGCCGACATAGAAGGTGTCGGTTCCTCCGGCCTCCGGTGACATTGACCCGCTGAGCGCCGCTTCGGCGGCTTCCGCCCACGTCAGGCCGGTACGACGGGATTTCTCGGCTATCTTGAGCTGGGAAGTGTCCGCAATCCACCGGCGCTGATACGGCAGCAGCACCTGATCCGCGTCGAACTCGCCCGCCAGAATGGCGCTGGCGGACTGATTACGTAACTGTTCCTGCGCTGACAATGGTCCGGCCATCATACGATCCCCAGAATCTGGCGACGGATATCAGCGGCGGTTTCCGCAGACAGACCGGCGCTTTTGGTGATTTTCTCCGCCTGCGCGGCGGCTTCTTCGGCGAAGGCCTGGCGGATCTCTTTCTCACGTTTATGGCTGGCCATCGCTGCCGCTTCCAGACGCTGAGCAACGAGCGCCAGCTGGCCGAGGGCTTTCGGCTCAACCGGGCCTTCTTCTTCAGCAAGTGACATCGACGTTTCGAATGCCAGTGTTTTCACAAACTCCATCAATAATTTGCCGACGTCAGACGTCGGCGCAGAACCCAGCTTTGCCGCCCAGATTTCCGCCATTTCGCGCGAGGCGCGAATCTTGGCTCCGAACTCTTCCATACGGCTGGCGTAGCGGTTCAGGCCCGTGCGACTGAGCTTCATATCCTCCGGCAGGTTGTGGCTGTCGATAAGCTCATTAATCGCTTCGCGGATTTCTTCCTGGGTATGACGTTTCTCACGCAGCATCTGATGCAGCTGATCGCGTACGCCATCCGGCAGCAGGTCGATTTTTGAGGGGCGACCACGGGTCGGGCGTTGTTCAGCAGTCACGGTCTCTCCTCAGCCTTTCGGCAAAATCTTTACGGACTGATGACACATCTTTTTGCATCAGATTCCAGACGCGACGGGTGTCCGGGTCAGAATTCAGAAAGATATTGAGGTAACTGTCAGAAGCATTGTGGTCATAGGGCTTACCGGTTTCTTCTTCAAACAGTTTTGCTATCACCTGCGCTTCAACTTCGGCACAGACGAATGCGGTCGCTATTTGACGAACGGCCTTACGGGCGGCAGCGGCTAACGGTTTTTGTCTGGACATAATTACCCCCTCGCGCGGGGCTTTTTCACCCCCGGCACCGTGGCAAGGCCGCTGGCGACGTCATCACCGCGACCGGTGATTTCAGCCACATAACAGCCGGAAACATCCGTCAGACTGACCAGACCCTGCTCGCGCAGCCACGCCAGATGCGTGCGCACGGTATCGCGGGAAACGCGATGGCCATAAGTCTGCAGGCACGTCTGCAGAATCGACTCGTTGGCACTGTCGCCGCATTCGACAAGGGATCGCAGAATAACCAGGCGCTGGTCCTGGTCGAGAATGTCACGCATAGTCACCTCTTATTTTTCCTTCAGCTCGTTTTCCAGAAGCAGATCGCTGACGTGTTTCACCTGACGAATCGCCGGACCCAGTTCGCGGAGGTCACCCCGCAAATTACTCATTTCCAGCTGCAACTGGTGCAGGTCTTTCTGACTAGGTAGCCCTGCGATAGTGTTCTCAATGCTCTGCAGTCGGGTGCGCATCAGCTCCAGTTCCTCGCGTTTGACATACGTTTTGGCCAGCAGGAGCTGAATGACGTTTACGGCAGACATAAACAACGCCCAGATGATCGCCCAGTTGCCCTTAATAATTTCCCAGCCCATGCTTCCCCCTGATATCTCTGATGGACTGACAGGTGACACAGGTCGCGACATACGGCAATGCCTGAAGTCGGGCTACAGGAATAGCCGCACCGCAGTCGTTACAAAATCCGTAATTCTCCGGCAACTCTTTAACCCGGTTTAAATGGTTGTTTAAGGCCCGTTCGCGCTCTTCCATTTCGAGGTCACTGGCGCGATCAAATGCTCTCGTCATTTACCCACCATGACCTTGTGTTTGCTGGATTTGCTGTACCGGGCGAACCCGTCCAGTGTCCTGAAACCCAGATAACCCAGCGCCGGGGTCGCCAGCATCAGCGAAATATCCCAGTCCGGTGCAGGCATGGAAAACGCATGGCCAAAGGCACCGGCCACCGCGCCAGCCTGCTGGCCCAGCGACATGATCATCACGTAAGCAATGCTGCTGTAGAGGGATAAGCGGGCCATCAGCGGGCGGGTCTGGCGGACATATTCGTCCGTAGCGTTATCGCCGTTACGGATGGTTTCCTGCTGTTCGTGGTGCGCGGCCTGCTGGTCGGCCATCTGCGCTTTGTCCCGCTCCAGCTGGAACTGTTGCAGCTGTACCTTGAGGCCCTCCAGCTGGATAAGCTGCTCGGGCGGCAGCTGCGCCAGCTTCTGCTCCAGCACGCGCTGCTGGTCGGCGGGATTAATCGCACCGTTGACGGTCTCGACAATGCTGGCCACCGAGTCAGCGGCTTTCGCTGTGGTACTGTCGCTGCCGAACCAGCCACCTACGGTGCGGACCAGAGAAGGTCCGGCCTTCAGCAGGACGGAGGCAATAGTGGAAAGCGTTACAGGATCCAATTTATTACCTCCTTACGAACCAGCCAGGCATACAGAATGACCACGGTCAGACCGGCGAGAGGATTAAGCAGCATGACTACCGGACTGGTTGCAAAGACGGGGGCAAAGGCAAGCAGAAAAGCGCCGAAAGCCCAGATCAGCCACGAGACACAACGCACCCATTTTCGGGCCGGGCGGTCAGGCTGACGTAAACGATAAGGCAGGTTGCCGAGCCAGATACTTGCTGCTATTAACAGGGCACCGGAGAACGTCAGCCACCAGACGACAAATGCCTGACGGCCATAGAAACAACAAACCAGCAGCGATAACCCGACGAGGGCGACCACAGACCATCCGGACTGAAATACCCGGATCAACACCTGAATCAGCCCGTCGGTATTTAATTTAAACATTATGTTTTTCCTTATATCGCTGGCACTGCCAGACGATGTCTCGTGTATCAACGGAGTCCCAGCCTTTGCGGTAGTAGCTGGCATGAGTACCGTCACAGCCTGTGTAGTCCTGTGGAACGGGCGGAGGGCCACCGGCAACCCGGTGAACCACCTCCTGACGGAGACGGTCCCGCCGCCCCGCGCGTAACGATGAATCCCAGCCCTTACCCATGCTCAGCTCCGGGGAACCGAGACCTGACCGCCGACGACCTCCTGACAGGCGTTCGCCAGCTCATCGAGACGGTTAAACCAGCCATTGAGGTATTTACCCTGCGAAGAATTGGCTTTGATGATCTCGGCGTAATATCGGGAACGGCGCAGAAAACAGCGGGTCAGCAGCCATTCGGCATCAGCGCCGATAACTGCTTTGGTGGTTTTGGGGCCGACAATGCCATCAGCGGTGACGCCGACTGCATCCTGCAGAAGCTGGATCGCTTTTTTAGCGCCATGCTGCACGGAGGAATCAAAGACAAAAAGTGAGATACCGTCTGGCCAGTCAGTGCAATAAGCCGGATACCAGTAATCGCGGAAATAAATCTGCCCGGCCTGTTCTTCGGTCAGGTCCTTAATTCGGGTATCGGGTTTGCCGTCGCCATTGACGTCGGTTTTGCCATCGGCAAGACCATCGCGCTTGTCGGAAATGCCGTATTTGGTTTCGCCGCCTTTGTCGGTGGGGTCATTAACATAACCACCTTCGCGAGCGAGAACGAAAGCGAGCGCGTGAGAAAATGCGGGGGTAAATGATGTTGTCATGCCTGCACCTTTGAGATTAAGTAAATCTGACTAATCCCATTTTGCGACAGGCAAAAAAAAAGCCGGATTAACCGGCTTCCTTGTTAATACTTAATTCAATCCCATTTGACAACTTTTGATACTTTACATGCCAGTCCGGGAGTTTCACCTATGTAAATAAACTCTGCTTCTATCCAATAGTCTTTTACAGAGTCACTGTCACTTCTGGTCTTCTTTCTAGCAGCACCATAAACAATGTTTGTCACTGCATTGCTAATAACCTGATTTTTTTCACCTACCACACCATAAACCAAATTTTTGCATACTTCTTCAGAATGTAAAAATTCCTCTTTATTCCTCTCTCCTTTAGTAAGAGAGACGGAAGAAGCAAAATCAGGATTAAGCGAATATATGTCACCAATATCACGGAAAATTAATGTTTTAATACCATCAGGGGATTCCCCATTTTTCCACTTCCCTTTTTCGACAATCCCCAGCCTATCGAAATTCTTAAGCAAAGTGGCTGAAGATGGCATGGATGTATCAGCAATGCATGCATTTGAAACCAGTACAGCAAACAGAACTCCCCAGAATTTACTCATAACATCCCTCAGAAAAGTGATGGCTGGTACTTCTTGTGCTCCAGCCTGCGCATACGCCTTATAGCTTTATACACCGTTTTGTAGGTGACATGGTAGCGAGTCACAAGGGTATCAACGCTGGCCCTGTTACAGTAATCCCGCCAGATTTGCATATCGCGTACCAGGAATTCAAGCCGCTGTCCCCGAGGAACATAGATTTGCATCCCTCCAATATGCCGGGTTATCGCGATTACCAGCTCCAGAGAATGCGAAGAATCGCCGCCCAGTCTCGCAAGCTCCCGGCTCAGTATTGAATTGAGTTCAGCAAGAATCGACGGAAAACGGACATTCTCAGTTTCATCGCTGAGATGATCCAGCAGACTGTCATCACGAACATCACCAAAGAGATCGTCACTCATTTTGTCCACCTTCTGGCTGCGTCAGCGTAGCCGCTGCAAATTGTGTCATAGTCCCGGCTTTCTTCTCCGGTGACCGGGTTTTCAGGGAGTCGGGCATGGTGCGCCAGCATGGCCTTCTTCATCTCGCGGATGTGCCACTGTTTCAGGCTCTCAAGGAGATTATCCTCGGTATCAGCTCTCAACCATTCCAGGCTGGATACACCCTCGCCACCATTGCGAATACGCGTCTGGCGACGGACGAAGCGGTCCAGCCCGATGTCGCTACCATCCCGGATAAAACCCTCTTTAAACATCGTTTTCCATATTGCGCGGATTTTCAGGCTCACATCTGACGGGGCAGACATGCGGCGCTTAGAACGGCGCAGAGGTTTGCTTTTAAACCCCTTAGCCTCCAGCGCCTGAATGACGCTCTGCAGCTCGATGATGGTCATCTCGCGACAGCTCGACTTGCCCGGAACTACCGCCCCCAGCAGGGAGCGGTAAGTGTCATCGTCAAGCGCCAGCTGGCCTTTGGCGATATGGATAATCTGGATTGCGTTTGAGCGGGTCATTGGTTACCGCCTTTAGTTGACGTTTCCGGGTTTTCCCGAAAAGATGCGGTTGACGAATTATCAATTTCCCGAAAAGAGCCAACCTCTACCTTGATGTCAGCGCTAATCGATATCAGGACGTCGCCAAAACCAGTAATCCAGTGAACGCAACCATATCGCCGCAATGCCCCAATTGCCTCAAGCCGCAGCACCTGTTGTTTTTCCAGGTCGTGTCCGCCAGATTCTGGGTCATCGCAACATTCCGCGAAGCGGTGTAGCGCAGCTAAGTCTGCATCAGTGACAAACGAGCGAAATGGCTCAATGGTGACAGTGCGGGACTCCAACTCCCTGGCGTATTTGCCAAGTTCGGCGTTCCGGGTCTCTAACTGGTCGATGCGGTCCTGCTGCTGGTTGATATGGTCGTCCTGGGCGGCGTTTGCACGCTGGCTCTTCTCCAGCACCTCTACCAGCGCCTCGACCGTTTTCAGCGAAAAGCTGGGAAGCGTGGCATTGATAATCCTGATGCGCTCAATGGAAGTATGAGGCCCCCATGCTGGCATCGCCTTACGGGCTGCGATATCAGCTTTAATCTGCTCTAAATCAACCATGAGATTTATCCTCCGCCTGCATACGTTCGGCATACTGCTGCTCGCGTATCATCTTCTGAGCAGCCTGCATCAGCAGGCTGACGGCCATACGGGCGCGGTGTGCGGCATAGCGGTTGCTGGTTCCGGTATCGCGGTAGAGGGTTTCGGCCAGCCCCATCTGCTCGCTGGCTTCCTCCAGCAGGCCCAGAACAGACGGACCAAAAGGGCTAACAGGCTGTAAATCAACGCCTACAGTCTGCGCCAGACGCGCCATCTTGCGATTTTTTACATAGTCAATCATGCCCCCCATCCCGTTGTGACGAAATTGCTCAATCATGATCTCGACGTCCGCCGCTTCTTCAGCCACTTTGTTGCAGTCGGTTTTGTTATTAATAAAACGGACGCAGGAGGCTGATAATTCACTGGCTTTTTCCGCCAGCATCAGCACCTGAGAATCGAAACCCCACATGGCGAATGCAGCCTCAAAAATACCTTTCGTTTTCGGATTCATAATATGTCCTTACTGATTTTCGGCGTGAGCAACCCCACGGCGCTGACGCCGGAATTAAATTAAAAGTCAGTTAAAAGAGAATTCAGATATCAGCAGTCTGCTCAAACGGAATAATAGAAAAATCCTCAATACCTGATTTCACTGTGATACCAGCTACGCCTGCAACTGCCAGAGGCTCATTGAGAATTGCCTCTTTATTAATCTCCTGTTTGGTGCGAATAAACCGGGATAAACCCAGGCGAACCAGTGTTTCCATGACCGCATCAGGACCGCGAACGGAAACGGACGGCGGACGGATACGCCACTGAATATCACCCGTGACCAGATTAGCGGTCTTCACTTTGCCGGAACTGGTCAGCTCATCACGGTTCGCTTCACACCAGCCCTGAACGCCTTTTGAAAGGGTCTCGACATCCATTTTCAGAGGTTTAATCAACCCCGCATATTTCTCAGTAATAGCGGCAATCTCATCATTCATCGCCGATTCCAGGCGTGTAGCCTCACGCTGCAGATCGCCAATTTTGCGAATATCAATAATCACCGCGTCGCGGGACTGAGAAACATAATTAGCGGCAGCATTTTTGATACGTTTCGGTTTTGAAGCCATTTTATTAACCCTCAATAACACTCAGAAAAAACAATATTCGAAACAACCCGACGACTTAATTCCATCTTTTCGGCAATAACCGGAATGGTCAGTCCCTCTTTATAAAGCTCGCGGCAAAGATAAGCATCATGCGCGTCTGCTGGTTGAACAAGTACCGACAGGCCCCAGCGGTTAGCCTGAGACTGAATCGCCTGACGGGTGCGGTTTAGCCTGTCGGCAATCTGCTGTGACGTCAGCTTTCCGGCATTTTCACGAACGAACTGAATTTCCTGCTTAGTCCACATACGGCGCTTTTCCATACTTACCTCCAGATAACATGACAGCCTTCAAGGGTGGCCATCCACACGGAACGGGTCCCGGTGGGGCAGCGTTCAATCAGATGATTAGCCCTGTTCACCAGCTCATTAGGCGGACAGGTGATTTCCAGACACGGGCGGCGCATCCACACCCGCATCTCCGTAACACGACTACCGCGCTCCTGCAGCCATGCCTGCGCAGCGGTGGCCATACCAACATGTTCAGCAATCAGCTCGGTAATCATTACGTAACCCCCTGATTCTCATGCGAAGCACCCGGTAATAGAGATGCCAGAAAAAGCGGGCGCGGGCATTACCGGCACCGAAAACAAAGCCCCGCTTCATGTCATCCCATAAATCCACGTCAAACTCAGCATGCAGGGCCCGCGCTTTGAATCGCTCGCCGCCGAGGTGCGCATAAAGTGAATACCAGTCGATATAAATGGCTGCATTGCCGGTGCGGCTAATAAGCGCATAAATAAAAGGAACCACTTCACCGGTGCTGCCGTTATTTTCCCGCATACGCTGCAGAGCAGCGATTTCATTAAGTAACGTCATCGCTCTTAACCCCGTAATAACTTTGAAACATCAACGTCCAGATTGAGATCGCTGTACGCTTTGCGGATAAACGCCTCATTGAGCGGCTTTTTCGCGCCGTGAGCCGTCATGGCAGCAAGTCGCAGGGTATGGCTGAGCGTGCGCAGGGCTCCGGGTTTGGCGGCAATTTCCTGCAGCAACGCACGCTCCTCTTCACTGATGATATGCCATGCCTCAGCGACAGCAGACACATCGGCTTTTTTGGTCTTGTTGATGGCGACACGTTTGGCGATGCGTGAGAACAGCCGGGCGAATTCGACGGTGCGGCTGACGCCGGTCATGTTGGAGTAGACATTATGGTTACCCATCAGCACGAGCCCCACGCGGGCCGACTCCTGCAGGAGACGCAGCTCCTCAAGTACCTCCATACCGAGATGGTCAGCCTCGTCAATAACTATCAGACCCTTCGTCCCCGAAAGACGGCGACGAACGGTACGCACCAGCGGCCCCTTATGGCGCGGCGCTTTATCAATACCCAGCGCCTCAGCCAGTTCGGTGATGCATTCAAGGATGCTGGCGCTGGAGGGCGAGGCGGTAATCATCCAGACGTTATCGTTGCGCAGGCAGTACTCCCGCGCCGCCTCTGTTTTACCCACGCCGGGATTACCACAGACAATGCTGATGCAGGTCATCTGGCGGGCATAACGCAGCGCTGTCCAGATCTGACTGGCGGTCTGGGTCTCAATGAACTCCGGCGTTTCAGGGAGTTCAGAAGCGTACTGCTGCTCTTCAATCCAGCGGGAAAGGGCACTTTCGACCCGATCATTATCGCCAACATATTTTTCATTCATAAAGCCACTAAGGGCACCGGATGACAGGCCGATTTCTTTTGCGATGGCAGCGAAACTGATACCTTTCTCGGCAGCAAGGTTGCGCAGAACCTCGCGAATATCAGTAATATTCACTTCAGACATAATTCACTCCATTATTTGAATTTATTTAAACGCCATTAAATGGCACTTTTACGCTCGTTTTTTTCCAGCATATCGAGGGCGTTATTCAGATATTCATCCTCGATATATTCCTCTTCTTCAGACACGACCTGCATGGCGGGTGTGCCTTTGATTACAGGGTGATAAATATTGCTGTGAACCCAGTCCGGGGCTACAGGTGCCGAGAGAGTATGTACGTTCTCGGCCTCCGCCAGACGGACCCGCTCCTCGCCGCGTTCGCGCATACCTTTGATGCGTTGCTGTTTTTGCCAGTATTCCGCAGTGACAGGGAATGCCGCTTTCTTGTTGCCATCCCAGAATGCTTCACATATCAGCGAGCCATCCATGCGGCTCACAATAATCTTCGTGGCGTCGTGCAGATCGTAATTAACCAGCACCTGACGGTTATGCTCATCCCGGAGCGCTTCGGAATAATAGAGGTTATTGAAAAGCCGTATCTCACAGCGGCTGACGGTACGTTCAATCTGCGGCATAAACCCGTGACGCAGTTCGGCATCAGAAAGCCACTCAATCTCGGTTTTTTCCTTTTCCAGCTTGTATTTACGAAATTGTGCCGGAGTAAAATGCTCTCCATTTCCTTTCAGCGGCAGCGCCTCATGAGGGCGATTGTTGTACCACTTGATCCCCGCTTCAATTTCCCCAATCAGCTCATTCCATGACGGAAATTCGCGCAGGGTCTGTTCCTGCTTGGCTGTCAGTTCGCGCCCCTTATCCACCGCGTTCAGCGCAGCAGTAAGGGTTTTTGATACCCGGCGCACAGTACTTTTATCGGCCCCGGTGCCGTAATAGGTGGCAAACTGACGGGAAATGCGCATCCCCAGCGTTTTGTTGAGGATTTCGATAATGCCGCGCCCCTGTGGGTTCTCAGGAATACCCAGCCGGTGATCAACACCGAGACGGGGTAAAATACCGGTGATATTGGCGTCAAAGGTATTATTAGTCTCGCCGCCACCGTTATCTGAATAATAAATATACGGAACGCCGTTATTTCTAATCCCGTGGCGCAGAGCATCAGCAACCGCAATAACGCTCTCTGACAGCGCCAGACTCCACCCGACAATAAAGCGACAGCTGCCATCAAGGATGAACGTCACCTCCGGGGAGAACGGATTACCATGGTCTGGATGAGCAACCTTCATCTTCATACCGTGACCATCCCCGATCCAGACGTAGTTCACCGGCAGGCACAACCAGTCGCGGCGCACAAATCCTTCAAGCTGGCGGGCTTCACTGCCGGTAATGCGGCGATGCTGACGCACGACTTCCGGTAGCTTATCCATCGCATAGCGAACAGCATCATAACTTGGCATGGAAAGTAGCATTTCTGGTTGTGCGGCATATCGCTTGCACCAGCCAGAAACAAAACCTTCATATGCTTCGGTCATATTCACGCCGTTAGGATTGCGGTAATACGCCAGAAAATCAGGTAACCATGCGATTTCTTCAGGCTCCACGCGCTGGCGTTTGCCCGGTGCCAGCAGGGCAATGCGCTCTGCTGGCGTACCCGCTTTTTTGAAGTCAGCCATCCAGCGTTTGAGGGAGATCTCGCTTAACGTACGGGATTTACCTTTTTTGGCATTAGCCAGTGAAACCATATCTGTCAGACGTTGCGGTAGCTCCCCGGCCTTCGATTGACGAACAATCTCCCGAATAGCTTTTGCACAGCTATAGCCAGGGACGTCACCAAGCCGTAACACCTCAGAAACCAGAGCGATGCGGGCATCTGCGGCTTTAATCTGATCTGATGTAAGCCTGTCCAGCTTTTGTTCAACCAGAGATGGGTGATCACGATAGAGCGCTATTTTGCTTCCCGTTGATTTGGCAGGGATAACCGGAAGAGCTTCTGCATCTTTGCTCATCAATTGTTTAATCTGACGCGCACGCAATGCCTGCTGAGCAACCTCCGGTAAACAGTCGATATGATATTCAAATGCTTTGCTACCAGTACGTTTACGAACCTGACTTTCAGAACCAGCAGACAACCTACAAAGAGCCTGCCTAATCCCTTTAGTGGTAGTTGGCAACCCTGGCACACCAATAAGCTCTTTAGCGACAAAAAACATGTTTAGGCCACCTTATTGATGTAACTGTTTGCCCTGTATCTACTTGGCCAAATTGTTTCAGGAGTTACACCCAAAGCATTAGCAACAATCTGCTGGTAAGGCTTGCAGGGGGTACGCAGCACACTCTTCAGAGAATCCTTACTGTAACCAGCCTGAAGGGATAGCGAGCGGAACGATAATCCACGCTTATGGATTTCGGCCTTTATGGTCTCGGGATGCCAATCAGCATTCAGTTCTTCATTTCGACTCATGATTCCTCTATCCTAAAAAGTTACCCGCGCGGATAACTGCGCGGTTATCTGCATGGATAAAGCATAGATCACCAAAAATACCACGTAAAGGTATTTTTGGTTATTTTGGTGCTTTGTTTTTTTATTGTTTTCTTTCAATCGGTTAACTACAAAGGAACCAACTGTGATAAAAAAACCTGAAGGTGCTTTTCTGGAAGATGACAAAGAACCAGTCATTGAACGGATTAACGAGTTAATACAGAGGTATCCATCACGCAGCGCTGCTGCACGTGCATGGGGGATAAACATTAATACACTTAAAAGTTATTTTAGACGCGGTGATTCCGTCCCCACACCGCGTGAGAACATCCTTATCCGCATAGCCAATAGCGAAGGCGTTGGACTTGACTGGTTTAAGGCCGGGGCACGGTTAACACAAGAATCACCAAGATCACCCAAATCACCCAGTGAAGAGAAAGATCGACTACAAGAGATGCTTTCGTTTTTAACACCAGATGAAAGACAGCAGCTCACAGCACTGCTCGCAAGAAAAGGGATCGAACTCGTGTTGTATCTTTTGGATGAAAGAAATATAGAGTTACTACAAAGTGATGACGATGTTAAACACCGTGCATTGGCGATGATGAGGGCGAAAAAAGGGACATCTAAAACTAGTACACAAATAGCCGCCCCAGACCTCTCCGATTCAAGCAAAAAGGTCGTTTGATTGCGACAATGAAGGTTACGAGGCTTAGTTTTGCAGTAGGCTTCAAGCATGTTGGGATCAAACGGCCCTGACACCTTTAGTGAGGTGTGTTAGGCTGTTCTTGAACCACTGATACGTATCTTTAAATGTTTCAAACATCCAGTATCAAATATGTTTTCGATTTGAACGATTCTACACAAAGCGGTATCAAATCGCTTTGTTTTGAGGTTTATCTTTAACTGCATGTAATCCAAGTTGTTTCCGTTTAATCCCTCTTATTCCCGGAAGTATCAAATAATTCCCCTCTTCACACGTAAGCCCCCAATATCAGTTTACCCAGGATAAGAGATTAAATTATGAGCAACATTATTAAGCAACTTGAACAAGAACAGATGAAGCAGGACGTACCTTCCTTCCGTCCGGGTGATACCGTGGAAG